GTTATTGAAGCGACTGAATATTGACCGTCTAACTTCAAACCGTCTTTTGAATTGATTGTAACGCCACCAGTTGCCACTATTGTAATTAAACCAGTACCAGTTCCTATAATTCCTATTGTTGTACCTGTGAGAAAGGCAACGCTTGAATTTAAGGGTACAGTAATATCAATAACACTTGCACCAGTTGTTATTATCGTTTTACTTTCATCTGTAATTAATAGTGTATAACTTGCACTTTGTGAATTTAGTACTTGATTAGTATATATGTTGTCTGTTTCAATTTGTAAACCATTTGCTAATCCAATTTCACTAATATTCGCAGTTCCACCAGTTGCATTGCCTAACAATTTTAAACTTGCAATCTGTTGAACCTTAGCAAATGTAACCGTATTATTTACTAACTTTGCACCAGTAATTAAACCATCTGCAATATTCTTTAAACCTAATTGTATGTTAGTAAATACGCCCATAATTAAACATTTTGAGTAGTTGTGAATAATACTATTACTTCGCCTGCTCCAGCACTTGCACCAGTGCCACCCAAAGTAACTCTTACGTTCCCTGCATTCGTACCACCGACCTTAAAAGTGTCCAAACTAACGTCTTCTATCGTGGAAGTTAAATCACTATCTGCAGTTGCTAAAACCGTCAAAGGAGACGATCCTTGTATTGCTACTAAAACTGTAGGAGCCGTGCCATTCCACGCTACAGACTTTGTAACTTTTACCGTTAAAATGTAACTTCCACTCGGTATATTAGTTGAACTTGAAACAAAAGTATTTGTATAAATAAATGGTATAACGACTTGCTTAACCGTTCCGGTCGGTTCGCCTCCACTTGAGCCATCACCTTTTAAAGTCCACGTTCCACTCTGTAAGGCATAGAAACCATTTGTTAATAATGAAATAGTACCAGTTATTGCTGTCGTCGTCGTCAAGTGTGTTGTGTGTCTTAATACTACTATTGCAGAGCCAGTATCAAACACCACCTGACCAGCAGTATAAATACCACCACTTGTATGACAAAATCCAAATAAACCTGTATTTGCAGCAGGAGACGGTACACTCCCACCAGCAAAATCAAAACTAATTAGAGTAAGTTTTGCTTGTAAATCTAAAAAACTTACTACATCGTTTTGGTTTGGAGTTGCATTGTCATTAGTTGCTTTTACTCTTGCATAAATTAAGCCATCGGCTGTGTCAATAACTTCAAAAACACCAGCATTATTACTAATATCAACTCTTGTACTGCCCTTGCCAATTTGAAACCTATTTTTTAGGGTACCATCACTTAATATTTTCGCCATTTTAAAACTCCTTGAATAAATAAATTTTTATGAATAATAAATAGTGACTTTGCCACTTGCATAATTATCTATAAAAAAACATTTATAAGTCGTATTAATTACATTTAATAAATCATTAAATACTACATATTTATTAACCTCGTTTAAATCGTTGTCAGCAATCGTTACTAATATACCCTGACTAATTACTGAGCCAACGGTTAACGACCCACTACCAGCCGTTGTTACATCAACAATAGTATTTAGAACCTTAGCATTCGCTGGTATAGTACCAATCTCTACTTCAGTTGAACCACTTATAAAATTTGCACTAATAAAAGCATTCTGTAATATAGAAATTTCCTTACTAACTACTTGATTAGCAGTTATAACTACTCTTTCATTAACTACATTTACAAGGATCTTGTCTTCCTTAGATATAATTTCATAACGTTGATTTACCGTACTTATCATAAAGTTACACTTTCCTCATTCGTAATCAAACCTTTCATAACTTGATTTTTAATACCGCCCGCACTTTCAATAATATCATAACTCAATAAACCTGTAAAATTCAAAGTTTGTGAAGCCGTTAAAGTAACTTTCAAATCAAATGAACCAACTACTAAACAAGTAAAACTTACTACTAATACATCTAATTCATTTTTGATTTTACCTTCAAAAGTTGATGCAGAAATATTGTAAGGGAACTCAAAGATATTCTCAAAATTCGTACCATTTACAATATTAATATTATATTCGCCTGCAAATACCATTTTAACCTTGTTTCTTTGCTGTTCTTACAACGTTTTTAACTACTGGGGATATAATCATAGGTACTTCAATTTCTGTCTCTTGTACCATCACTTTTTCTTTTATTACATAAGTACCAAAACCATTTAAAACTAAATAATCTGCTTCAATATCATTAAAGCCGTATTGTTTATCAACTTCATATCTCGGTTTAAAAGATTGTATTATTCTAACTAATTTCATTTTATTATTTTAGTATTTAAAAAGTGGGGAGTTTGTTTCAACTCCCCTATAAATTAAGCATTCTCTAACGTTTCAACCGTATTAACAATAGAAATAACCGCACAAGTTAAACGTGCTGTATCTGTTGCACCACGACTTAAATCAGGCGTAAATAACACTCTGATATATCTTTTTAATCCTGTACAATCCAAAGATATAGATTTGCCAACCGAACCCGTAACCGTGCCAATAGTTTGGTAATTACTCGCAGTCGTTCCAAATACATAAACTGCTGCATCCCAAGTCGAGCCATCTGAAGACGCTTGATAACCAATAGTTATGCCTAAAGTTTCTGCTGCTGCTAATGTACAATCTCCAACAACCTGTAAATTTACGTTTGTAATAGTTCCACCACCAGCCGTAAATCTATCAACAGTAGTTCCTGTTACTAAGGTCGCATCACCAGCACCTGCAGCAAGGACTGAAACGCCTTTCGCTCCTAAGGGCTTAGCAATCACACCTAAATTTCTAACACTTGCAATATTAAACATTTTTTAATTTCCTTATTTTTATTATTAAATTAGTATGTAACGCCTGTAACTTTACACATACCAGCATTATAAGACATCAACAAATCAAAACTTTCTCTAATTCTAAGTATTGATTGGTCTGTATCTTTACCTTGTATTGCAACACCTGCATTATTAGTATATACATCGTTTCTCGTAAATTCCATCGTCATAGGTTTGTATATACCCATAAACACTTTGCTACAATCAATTAAGATTATTTCAGTATTAGCACCACCAATATTCGTTGGTATTAAATTAGTAGTTACTACTTCAACTCCAACTAATTGATTTCTATTAATCAAATCTTGTGCTAATTCACTAATATAACCGTCTGTTGTTGCCAATGTTTCAATAAAATAACGTGTTCTTGATGGCATTAATATAACGCATCTACTCAAATCAATGTTTTGTCTTAATGCTGTATCAACTTGAGATTTTAATTTAACCAAATCAGACCTAACTTGTGCTAAAGTAGTTCCACTTGAAGCAAAATCATTAGTAGTTAAATATTGATTAACTAATCCTTTAATTGAATTGCTTGCACCTGTACCGTATAACACTTGCTCATCTCTATATAAATTTACCCAAGTTTGTGCTTTCCTTTGTACATATTGGACCGTATTATAACCAGCATTATCTATTAATTCATTATCAAATACAATGTTATATTTCAAGTCTTTTTTGTATAATGTCAATAAGTCAAATTTAGCAATAGTATTTAAAACACCTGCTGTATTTGGAGCATAAAATGCTGGGTCTGTAGGTTCTTGTGTGTCCTTAGGTATATTTAAAGAACCTGCAGGCATATCAACAATATTCGCCTTACGTCTAATTACGTCCATCAAACCTTTTTCAAATAGATAAGGTAAAATTTCAGCATAATAAGTCGGCTGTATTAGAATACCACCATCTTGCATTGTAGTTGAACTTAAATTTTTAGTAGCAAAATCTAAAGCAAGTTTCTTAACAAAACTATCTCCTGCATTTTCTTCTAAAGATTTAATATAATTACCGCTGTTACGATAATTTTTTAATCCTTGTGTGATGACCATACCCAAAGCACTTTTATATTGTTCTTCGGTGCCCTTAGTAGCATCAAAATCTTTCACTTGAATTGTAGCATTTTTAACTACATCTACAATTTGACTTTGAACCGTTTTTAATTCGGCTGTCAAACTTTCAACCTGTGCATTTAGATTTTTAGTTTCTAAAGTGGCTTTTTCTACGATTGGAGAAATTGCATTTATAGCAACCTCACCGACTTCTTTTAGCAATTCCTTATTATCCATTGCTAATCTCCTTTAATTTGTTAGTAATATAATTTTCTAATTCTTTAGTATCTAATTTTGTTGTTTCTGCTTTCACTTCTACAATGTTAGTTTCTTCTACTTCTATATTTTTAATATCTAATTCAAATGGCAATTTGTCCGCTTCAATTTCAATCTTAACTTCTGTACCTGCTATTTCTTCTAATATAGATTTTAAAGATGTCATTGCTTCGTTTATACGGTCGTAATTCTTTTGACTTAATACTTTCCCTGCCTTTGTGCTTTTTAACATATTGGGCTCTGCTGGTGATGGTGTGAAACTAATCTCACCTAAAATCCACTGGTCTAATTTGTTCGCTGTTTTAACAACCGTGTGAGCGACTGCTCCACTACTAATGCCAACTTTATTTTTAACTATTAAATCTTTAATCTCATCTAAATATAATTCGTTGTCTTCAATCTGTAATTCTTTCCATAATTTAGGATTTAATACTTTAAGTTCACCCTCGAATCTAATACCTATGTCATCTTTGTAAAATTTAGTCGCAAGTCCGATTGGTACTCTATTTAATGTTTTGTCTAATCCGTGATTATACATAAATATTGTCTTAACCTCGTCCAGTTCTCCAAAATAAGTGTCTTTATGAAAGTACTCACCTTGCAAATCCACGCTGTCAAATAGCACTGCATAACCTTTTACGGTTCTATCAACTATGCTAAGTCTTGCTTTTATACTATCTAAATACATAAATTAAACTCCAATTAAATTTTAAATCCACGTGTGAAGCATCTGCAATTAACTAATTCTCTTGCTGGTAAATTCTCCCCTGCTGGCTGAGAAGTCAAACGACCACCTAAATTAAATTTGCCGTCTTTGTCTTCCTTAACACCATCTAATTTTCTATGATTTGGACGTACCTTGCTATCTCTTTGACTAATCCACTGCCGACCTATACCTATCTTTTTACCTGCTTTTTTCTTACTATCTTCACTTGTATAAGTTGCTACCGTTTGAGTAATCATTTTAATTCTACTACTTTTATAGTTCAAATCAAACTTCATATTAATTTCAGAAACCAACTTATTCAATAATTCTTTTTTATTCAAATCAGGGTTTAAATCTTTAATACTTCTGACCTGTGCTTTCAATTCATCTCTAATTGTTTTTAAACTCTTTTCATCTAATTTCAAACTATCTTTTAATACTTTATTAAGTTCTTCATTGAAACTACTACTATTATAGTTTATATCTACATCTTTAAAGAATAAAGATAAGGTTTCATTAATCAAATTAGTTTTAGTCTTTTTAGTAATATTAAAAACATAGTTCAAATAATAAGACAAACTAAACAATTCTGATTTAACTTCACTCCCTAAATTACTAACTACTTCTTTTTGTAAGGCATCAAATACCATTTTGTATTCTAAGGTTAAACGCTTTTCATATTTACTATTAATCTTATCATAGTTTTTCCAACTGCTTGTTAAATCGGTATCTAACTTCGTCAATAATGCTTTTTGTTTTATCGTCTTCAAGTTTGACAATTTTATCTGCTTGATTTTTATCTGCTTGATTTGTATTTGCATCTTCTATATCATTAGTTTGTTCATTGGTCATTATATCATAATTAGCCCATTCTCTAACTTCGTCTTTAGTAACTGCATCTGCCATTAATAAAGTGTCTATAATCAATTTACTTTCAACTACATTAATATATTCAAAAGGATTAAATTGAATTGAAACAGTCTCATCTAATGTTTTAAGATATTGATTTATTTGTCCAATGTTATCAGCAGTTAAAGGATCTATTGTTTGAGTGTAAAACATCTTTAATGCTTCATTGAAATTTGCAAAAGGTATATCATTTGTTATTAGTTTATAAGGCACTCCATACGCACTGCATACTCTTTGTGCAATGTCAGTACTCAAACTATCTTTATATAACGTTGTGTTACTGCTAAGGAACGTTGCTGTCGTTTGTAAGGGTTCTAAGGAGTTACCTAATTCTGCACTTATTATTTTAGGTGCATATTTACCATACATTGACACCATAGCCAAACGTAACTGCTCCAATACAATACCATCAATAACATTATCTGATTTATAAACAAGCGAGGGCATACCTTGACGTACTAATTCTGTATTTGCATATTCACGTATTAAATAATCACTATATAAATCAAGTCTTAAAGGTTCTGCAAAGTTAGACGCTCCTTGATAAAAGTATAAACTATTATCACTTGACAAGGGTACTCTGAAAGTTTTAATATGACAAACTTCATCGTATGGTATTTTCAGAAATATATTGTTTAAAGTAACTTCATAATAAGAATTACTTTTATCTGTACCCAGTTGTAACGTAACTTCTCTCGTTGGTAACAATATGATTTCAACAGGAAGGTTCAGTTTTACGCCGTTTCCTGAACGTCTGAACCATAAATAAGCGTTCCCTGTTAAATCTACATAGCGAGTGGCAAGTCCTATTATTTGTTTAATATCAAAATCAAAGGACACACTCGGATTATCTAATAAATTTTTAAGCCAATTTTCTGTTTTAATTTCTTGGTAAGTGCTACTAACTTTATCATAGTTAGCAACATAGTAATCTTGATTTGCTACTAAGTTTTGTCTTTTTGCTAAACAAATCTCGCTCCAACCTGTTTGCATCTGCTTAATTACATCAAAGTTTTCATTCGTTGTAATTGATTGATTAAACCATTGTAATGCATTTTTTTTATTCGGTGTAACAACTAACTCTTTAACACCAAAGAAAGATTTTATGTTATTTATTAACTTCATAATGCGAACATACAAAACTTTTAGGTAATATCCTAATTATTTCGTATTATTTACATAATACTAAAATCTTATCTATTTTAACTAAGGGCTGGGGTGCAGGTTCTACTTGTGGTCTTTTTGAAGTTACCGTCTTAATAATTATACCATCTTTTTTTAAAAACATTTTAATCCTTAATATATTATTTACATAATACCAACTTTAGCACCAACATTCTTAATCAGGTGCATTGAATAAACAAAGGCATCAACATAATCATCGTGTGGGTCGTTTATACCTGTAAAATTGCTAATCTGTTCAAAGAATAAATCTTTAATGCCATTGTCTTTGTTATATACTGCCACCTTGCCTAAATTCCACAATGAAGAAGTTGATATACTCCTTGTTAATTTATCAACCATTTTTTGGTCATAACCAAACACACGTAAGCCCTGTCCGTTTCTTAATAAATCATATATTGCTTTTTGAGTTCCGTTCTTTTCAATAACCATATAAGTACTCAAATACTTATTTTGTAATATCTTTAGTTTCTGTATTGTAACATTAATATCAGTTTGCCAATGGTCTGTCTCTAATACCGTATAAGTCATTGTATCAGTATTTAATAGAGTAACTACATAACAACTATAATCTGAATTTCTTGAGACAGAATAAGCCAAATCTAATCCAATACCGATTTTATAGTTCGTTGGTAACGTTTCAGTCATAACAAAATCTCCAAAGATTTTCCCCTCTCGTCTTATCGGTTCGCCTTGGTATAGTGAATAGAAGCCATAAGCATTCGCTCTTTTAATATCCTCGTAATACTCTAAAGCGTGCATTAAGGGTTCGTTAAATTCGTTTATTGCTGGTATATTATAGAAATTAAAGTCTGTTTCAGTTCCTTTCAATCGTCCTATTAAGTCGTCTTTATGCCATCTTGTATGCAGTATAACAACACTTGTATGATTTGGACGTACTCTTGTTTTTGCAACATCTAACCACCAATCAAACACCCTATTTCTATAAGTTGGACTTTCGGCTTCGGCTCTATCTTTAATAGGGTCATCTATTATTAATATATCAATAGCATAACCAGTTAATGCTCC